GAAATACGAAGAAAACAGCATGGCTTTGCACTGCAGCCATTACTTTGGCAGGGCCAAGAAGGGTGTCAGATACGATGGTATGAACGCCTTTGCCCACTGTTACGGTTGTCATCAGAGGTTCGGCAGCAACCCTGATTACTTCTACCGTCATTACATTGAGACTTATGGCGAAGGGGCCTTGGAGATACTGAGGGAGAAGGTAGAGGACATCATGTTAGGTAAACGGATGAACAAAGAAGCCAAGCAAATCGCCAAGCATTACAAGGCAGAAGCCGCCCGTATGGAGAATGACAGGGCGGCGGGTGTGGCAGGGTGGTTAGAGTTCGTTAGTTGGGATTAGCTGTCTGAGAGAAGGGCGGCACGAAGTTCTTCGCCTCCCGGTATGCTCCTCAGCGTTTCAAACTTAAACTTAGTATCCTTGCCTCTAAGAATTGATAATATGTCGCTAAGATCTTTGCTGACATTCCCAATCAGGCCGGTGGGAGGGACAACGCTTTCAGCCAAATAACCAGCAGGATCCTCTTGGAACTTTCGGTTGCCGTATGGCGTTCCAAGCCTGCCAAATGTAGCCACCTGAACGGGCTGAGATAACGTGTCCCTTACCAGCCCCTCCATGCTCGGGGCTTTATCCTCATCGCCTAAAACAGCCTGCGGGACGCCCCTCATTTGATTAACTATTCCGTAGCCAAGACCGGCAAACCCCATGTATCTGGCGGTAAACTTTCCAGCCTCTTTGTAGTTTCCTTCTTTGAGATTTTGAACAATGCCAAGCCGCATTATCTCAGCTTGCTTAATTGCGAATCCGGTCATCATCCACAGCGGCCGCAGCGTGGGGTTATTGAGATAGTATATTGGCCTGCCTGCCGCAGATATAAGCTGTTGCTCACCAAGCCTTGAGAACGCCATCCGCAAAACTATGTCAGAAACGTCCTCGGGCATCTCCTCTATGGTCTTGTTCTGGACGAGACTCTTCCTGATCTTTGTGAGTTCGGATGGGGTGGCGTAATGCTCCAACTCATCAAAGTACTTGTCTCCGCGAGTTGCCAGATCGCGGAACTTATTAAGGGATGAGCGAATTACAATGCCCTTCCCCGCCCTGTCTGCGGCACGGAAAAGAGACACCTTAAATGCAACGTCTTGGTACCAATCTGAAACTTTATCAAGGGTTCCGTCTTTCCGTAATGAGTCATCAAAACCGGCCTGAAACTCTTGAATGTTCTTTGAGTTGCCGCCAATCCCAAACTCTCTTATGTCCATACCCTCTCTATTTAGTATGGCTTTTAGTGTTGGCACTACCCCGTTTTTAACCATAGCAACAGCGGCGTCATGCAAGTTAAGGAATGCGGAATCAAACTGTCCCAAGGTTCCCGCGTAAGACAGCTTCATCAGGTTCTGAATTGCTGACCCCGGCGCAGACTTTGCGCCCTTGAAGGTTGTGGCTGTCAGGTTTGAAACAGCATCACCCACTTCTCTCGACCTTGACTGTCGCGCTATCGCGTCTGCCAATGATGACATGAATGCGCTTGAGTCATCTCCAATACCCATAGATGGCCGGACTTTAAATGCCTTCGCAAGCTCTATCAAAACCTGTTCTTCTGCTATCCGGTTTATTTGCGTTAGGATTGGGTTTGCATATCTGTCTAGCTCCCCTTTCGTCATATCGGCTGCACGCCCACGAGTTCGCTCTTGAGTTCCGGGCGTGTAGACCTTCCCAGAGACTGTTGCTGGGGCCAAATCACTAGAAGACCGATCCATCTTCATAGAACTTGCCCAAAAAAACTCATCTCTTCTGACCTCTGGCTTATATATTCTTCCTGCTTCGGTCTGATGCCTTCTGCTGTCAGCTATCAAGGTTTTAAAGAGCCTATATGCGCCATCACTTACAGAGCCTTTCGCCATGTCGGCGATGCCTTTTAATCTAGCATTTGCCTCTTCGGCATTGGCGGCCGTTCGTAAGTCAAGAAACATCGCCTTTGCTTCGTATCCGTCAGCCCATTCAGCAAGCTCTTCTAAATCGTTGTTATTTTTCTTGCCAAGTCCTTTTGCCGATCGCTCGTCAGAAAAGTAACGGGTAAAAAGAAGCTCAGATCTTCTGGCCCCGCTTTCAAATGCAGACTCGAATATGCGCCCTATTTTTGGCCCAGCTATTTTGGATACCAGTTTAGAGGCTGGCGCTCCTGCCTTGTTAAACCATGAGCCAGCGCCTGCATCTAGTTTTTTTAGGAAGGACGGATCATTTTGGTAAAGAGAGCGCATAGATTGAACCTCATACTCTATAAGCTCATCAAAAAGTTTTGGCTCCGCATGACGGCCGGCAAGATTCATGCCGTCGATTACATCGTCAGCAACGCCAGCAGACCGTAGCTCCTGCCTGACAAATGCCACTCTGTCTGCCGCGTTTCCAGACATAGACGGAGCTACAGGCGTTTCGCCAATAGCTACAATGAGGTCATCAACATCTTTCTGGGCAGCCTCTATTCGAGCCTCACGGCCGTAAGATGCGGATTGCTCTGCCTCTTGCAGGACAAGCCTGGCCTCATCTAACTCTTCAGAAAGCGCATCCAGCTTGCGCTCGTATTCGGGCATTGCGCGATCTGTAAAGTTTTCGTAGTCATCAAACGCGCCCCTGTTTTGCTCTACGTCATACCGGGTGGCAGCGTCATCTGCAAACCGTGAAAGCCCGGCTTCTGATTGGAGGTTAAACCCTCTCTCTGCGGCTTCTGAAGCCTTTGCAACAACGGCTGATTCCGTCATCCCGAGGCCAAGAATGTCTTGAAGAGCAGAAGAGAACTTACCGGGATCCCTTGTCACCGGAACAAAGCCCGCCCCGAGAGGAACTATTTCACCTATAGCCCTCACTGGCTTGGCTATCTCCCTCTCCTCCATGAACGTCTGCTCAGGGTCAAGGGCAGTTCCAGCAAGTCGTTGCCTTATGTTTTGTACCGGCCTGCCAGTAACAATTTCTGCGCCTGCCCTAATCGGGCTGGTTACAAAATCAAGAGCGCCGACAACACCACTGACGCCGCCAGCAGACATCTCCTGCACGCCCTCTACTAGATTCTCAAGAATGGTGTCATCTGCGCCTTCAATGCGGCGCTGAGCCGCTGCACGCTCCGCTTCTGCCTGAGCAAACTCCTGCTCTAGTCGCTCTCTTTCGGCCTCTCGTGACTCATAGACGTTGATTACATCAAGGCCAGTGGGGATGTCCTCCTCGGCTTTTGCCTGCCGGTAGGCCTGTACAACAATATTAAATCGCTCCGTGCCCTTCTCGTCTTGGTTATCGACAATCCACTGAGCATATTTTTCAGGATTAGCCATATTTATTTTTACTCACCAATAATAGCGTCAGCTTGAGCCCTGACATCTAATGTTTCTGCACCCGTTTCAACGTCGTTATTTTTCTTCTCGTCACCCTCTTCGGCAGGCCCTTGCAATGCCGCTAAGTCTGAGCGTAGATTATCTAGGGTCTGGGTCTTATCAAGTCCCGCCGCCTCAGCGGCAAGCTCTGTCGCTCTGGCGTCGATCATCTCTCTGTGTGCGCGATTGTTGAGGTCTGGCTCGTCTGGGGTAAAGCCGCTAAAGCCAAGCGACTTGCCAAAAGCGGGGGGATCTTCTTTCATTAGCTCATCAATCGCCGCTTCAATCTGCGTGTCCCTTTGCCCAGCCGTAACCTTGCTCGGGTCTATTTTCTCTACTCTGCGGATTTCTCTTTCAAGCGTTTCTATTCTGCCTGCCTTGTCCACCTCTTGCCTAATCGTGTATCTCAAGATTTCTTGGTTAATTAACTTCAGGGTTTCTCTTGCTTGACGCCTTTCTGTTACAGAAGACCAAGTTCCTCCAGCCGCAAAGTCTGGCTGTTTTATATCTTCAAGCCGCTTTTTAAGTTGTTCTTGTATCCTTGGAGGCAGATTAGCTAGCGAGTCTATTGCGCTCTGTATCGGCAGCGGCTTTTCAAGGCTTTCCTGCTCGGCCTGAAGTTCGTCATTGAACTTATCATTCCTTGCTCTTTCTGTTTTGATTCTTGATAAGAACTCGCCAAAACCGGCTTTGCCAACATTTTCCTCAAACAACTCAATAGCGCTTACCTCATTCCCATTGACATCCAGCACGGTTTGATCTGGATCTAAAGAAAAATAAGTAGAAGCTATTTGCTGTCTCCTCCTTTCTTTTGCTGCGGCGTCAACCCGAAACTGTTCATCAATTTCGGATTGAGTTCTGCCGGTAATTTTACTTGCATCTAACCCTGCTGCGGCGGCTTTTCTCGCCATATCTGCTTCTATTGCCATCTTTTCTTCTTCGGTTGATGCGGCAAGCCTTCTTGCCTCATCCTTGCCAAGCTCTCTTCTAACCTGATCTTGAATAACGGAGGTTCGCGCTTGTGTTGCTTGCAAAATTGTTGCGGCATCACCAGTACGGGCCGCGTCTGAGACAGCCAGGTTTGCCAAATCAACGGGGCTGTCCATCATTCCTAACAGCATACTTCGCCTGTCAGACATGGCTTTGGCAGACCCTATCTGCTTGCCCAGCCCCTCTATGTCGCCAAAGTTTGGGTTGGTCAGCCCCGCAAGAAGACTTCTGCTAAATGAAAGAGCCATAATTAATTACCCGAAAAGTGTGTCAGAAATAAAGTCGCCAACTTGCGGAGCTACTTGCCCGCCAATCTCGCTAAGAATACCCATGATTCCGCCTTCGCCTTTGCCTGAGCCTTGTATAGCCCCACCAAGCAAGCCAGTGCCAAGCCTACCCATCAATTCTGCCTGACCTATACCTGATCCCAGAAGGGCGTCTAGGCCGGCTATAGAGGCTTCACCAAATAGGCCAGTGCCATATAGCTGACCACGTTGCGCCAGCTGAGAAGCTAGCAGGCCACGCTGTAGGGCATTCTGAGCCTGAGCCTCTGGCAGATACGCCGCACCCAGCAGCTGAGTACCAAGCCGGGCATCTTGCGCTTGCTCTGCTTGGGCTTGTTGTATTGCCAATAGTGACGCCCTATTTCTGGCTTCTTCTTGAGCTTTGGCCAAGGCTAACTGCTCTGACGTGCCACCAAACATGGAGGTTCTTACGCCTAATCTGCCTTGGTTAAACAGCCTTTCTTCCAAGGCAAGACGATTTCGTTCTTCTTCAGCTTCTTGCGTAGCCCGAATTCGGTCAAATATTTCTTGCTCACGGGCAGAACGATCCTGAACAACATTACCGAGTAATGTCTGGGCATCAGTAAAAGCCCCTGACGATATAGCCTGCTCTGTTGGGCTGTAAGTAGTCTGGATATTTGGCCCTATCATTGGCCCTGCACCAGTAAATGCGCCAGCCCCAGAACCGCCAGTAGCACCCATGCCGGTCAATCCAGCGTTCCTAGCAGCCGCAAACTCCTGATTGGTAACTACACCGTCATTATTTATGTCAAACCCACGCATTTGTGAAAACTGCTGGTTAGCCATAGCCTGCTCGCGGGTAATCCCCTGAGTATCCATAAGCTGCTGGATTCTGGCCTCTCGACCCATTTGGTCAAAAGACCCAGGTGCGGGTACACCTACACCAATGCTGGAGCCTGTACCTGTCGTAACGGTAAATGGCTTGAACTGCGACCGTGCAAAAGCATCTTCACCAATCTGACCAGCAGCAATATTGGCAAAATCACCGATTGAGCCAAGGCGGTTATAAGCACCCGTTATAGCCCCAAGGCC